ACTGGTTGGTTGCCAACATAAGTTGCAGCAGCTGTAAGGGTTGCAGTTCCTGATGGGATGATATTTGCGCTCGCCACATCTGCGTTTGTAATGGCGCATGAGAATGTATATTGTCCAAGATTATCTGCAAGGATTGTGCGTGTTCCATTGTAAGGTGCTCCACATCCTGCGATGACGACTGATTGACCTTCAGTAAATTCATGGATGCCTAAAGTGGTGAATGTTGCTACGTTATCTTCTAAAGCAGCTTCTTGAATAGGGCTTTTGAAAGAAACCAACATTGGAAGGATCACGCCTTCTGCGGTATCGATAATTTCATTTAAATAACTGTCTGAATATAAGGCAGAAGACACACCAAGCACGGCTCTCAACTCACTTGCTGAAATAATGCTAGGCATGTCTTCTCCTTAACTCCCATTACAAAGATGCCAGAGATCGGGAGCAACCCCTGGCACTATTTGATTAGGAAACTGTTAACTTACGGAATGCAGTTGGGTAGCGGTTAACTACTGCAACATAACCATAAACACCAATCTCAATACGGCCATTTGCAACAATGTTGGCACGTAGTTCGATTCTTGGTGATTCATGGAAGCGCATTGCGTTTGATGGGTAAACCAATGCAAACTTGTCGCCTGTGTAGTTAGGATCTACAACTAGAGAAAGTCCTGCGACTGTTCCCTGTGTCGAACCTTGAGAAATTAGACCGCCAGCATTCTGCGGAAGCGCAGCTGCAAATAGTGGTCGGTTTGAACCATCAACTGCTGAAAGCAAGCCAGTGAAACTGACTGTTCCTGCTGCTGTTGGAGCAACGCATAGGCGGTTTGGAGTTGAACGAGTTACCTCGTATGAATCAGCAATTCCGTCAGCGATTGCTGCGTAGATTGATGCTCCAGTTGAAGCTGCTGCTGCATCACGTGCAAGACCTAATGCGTAAGCATCTGTCTTTTGTGCGTATGATGCTGCTAACTCACGAACTAATAAATCAGCGAATGATCCGCCATCAATTGCAGAACGATCAAATAATTCAACGTTTACAACGTTAGCACCAGCAAATTTAACTACTGTGTCCTCTTGGTATGTAACAGTTGTGTCAGTTGATCCAAATTCAGCACCTTCAGCAGTTTGTGCAACTGATGCTTGTGTTCCCAACACTGGAGTAAAAATTTTCATTCCAGTTGCAGGAAGCGGTGCACGCTCGATGCTATCGATGAATGGACGTGATGCGTCAATGATTCCAATTGCATCTCGTAGGTAATTAGGTGGAACAGAACCTGTGTTCTCAGATACTGTTGCAATTTGTAATGCAGCAACTAGATCACGTGCATCTGTGTCGCCTTGAATAGCACGAACTTGTGCGTTTAGATATTGTCCAGCAGTAACATTTGTGTCAACACGTGGCTTTGTGTAAGCAACGTATTGTGCAGTTACGATTGGAGCAGTTTGTGCCGCTTCTACCGCTTCGGATGCGATAGGGGCTTCTGAAATAATCTCAGACACTTTTTCCTCCTGTGGTTGTTCATCCGTAGCGGTTGCTTCGGAATTCTCTGGTGTTTCGCTTGCTGCTACCTCTGTAACACGAGCAGAATCGATTGCTGGCTCGGTAACAAGGCTGACCTCTTGCAATGAACTTGATTTGATTTGCAATACGCCATCTTCGTTTTTCCACTCGTTGATTTTCACACCAACGCTGAATCCATCGCGTAATCCTTCGGCTGCTTCTAATAATGAATCATCGCCAGCGATAGTTGCTGCAACTTTAAAAGTGGCTTCGATACCTGTTTCATCAGCTGTAATATCCATTAAACGACCAATTGGACGGGTGCGGTCATGCTCAAGTAATAATTTAACTGGCTTTGAGAAATCGATCGAATCCTTCTGGAATACAGTCGCTCCTGCGCTGGTCATTCCTAACTCATCCCAACTTACAATTTTTCCAGAGATGGTTCGCTTTTTGCTATCAGCGGCGGTCAGTGTTATTGGGAAATTAATCTTCATCGGATTAAATCCTCCTCTTCTTGTATTTGCTCAATGCTCATCGCACCGATGCGGTTTAGGATCTCATAAACTTGTGCACGCTCTAATGCTGACCCACGTAGGAAATCATCAATATCAAATCGTGTTTCAATTCCATTAGGGCAGAAGTCTGCCTGGCTTAGACGTTGCTCAATTGCTGTAAGAATTGGACGAAGTGAAAAGTCAATAAGTGCTTTGCGCTCTGCGGTCATGTTTGAGTATGTCATCGATGTAGTTTCAGCAGATACGAATGAGGCCGGTATTCCTGACGCTCTTGCGATTTCTAAAGCAAGATATTGACGTGCTTCGTTTAATTGTAATTTAGCAGGATCAAATCCAAGTGCTTGCAATTCAACATCAGCATTTAAGAATGCAGTTGATCTTGTTTGACGGCTTTGTGTCCAAGATGAAAGTAATTTTGAAATACGCTCTGGAGTTAAGTTTGTGCCATTTGATTTTAAAACCATTTGTGGCATAGGCTCTTTGGCGTACATTTCTGCAGCCTTTTCTAATTCAGCAGCAGCTTTAATTGTGCGACCTGCTCGATTTAGAATTCCCTCATCTAATCCATTAAATACAATTAAAGATCCCAAACCAAAAGGCGGTACTCGCTTTTGATCGACTGTGTAGTATTCAATTTCCGTAGAATCAGCATTTAATGATGCAAATACTCTGCTAGGTGCAATTCTTGTCCATGCACGAATTCTTGAAGCATCTGTTGAAGAATAAGAATCCATGACCATTCCATAAGCCACTCCGTATAGCAAAAGATCCTCTGCGATCCATGCGTAAATTGCAGAACCAGCAACACGTGGATCTGGTTGCATAATTACACGATTTGGACGGATGTGCTCATTTGTAAAATGGTTGTATTGCTCGATTGGTAATGAGCCAACTGTTGAGCAAATAATATTTCTGGCGCGTGCTCCAGATGGGATGGCCATGTACTGTTCACGAGTTGCAGTCGTACTGCCAAACAGAATACCGCCAACTAATTGCTGAGAATTGTAAGGTGCAAGTGCTGCTAATACATCTAGCGGATCAGTTGCTTGTTTTGTCGTAAAGCGATCGAATAGTCCCATTGGCGTAAATTATACCTTATGTCCGACTTATCCGATTTGTATGTCAACCTCGGTTTCAACTTGTGTCGCAAAGTATGAAACAAGGGCAGTTGCAACGGCTGCACAAACTGCAACCCTTGATGCTCTTCGACCAATAATCCAGGCACCATCGCCAAAAGGTAATCTTGCAGCTGATAAAACTTGCTGAGTTAATTCTTCTTGATCTCCATGCTGTAAACGATGGCTGTTGATTGCTCCCAGCCAACGATCGCAAGATTCTGAGTAAATTGCGCCATCCATGTCAGTCGTGGGGATTCCTGCTTGCTGTAAACGACTGGCAACCGCTGCAGCTGTTCTTTTGCTGTAGGCAATGGTTTCAACCTGGTATTTGCGATAATACGGGGCAACATCGTTTGCAATTGCTAAGTCGTTTAACGAGAAGTCATTTGACCAGGTATGTAATAGTTGCACGTAAAATCTTTCTCCTGGCATTCTTTGCGCAGCGACTAATGCGCCAAACTTTCTATCTGGACTTAAATCCAATCCCATCCACATTGTTTTGTCAGGATCTAATGGAATTGGCTCGATTGCGCATGATTGCCATTTCTGAGCATCTACAACTGAATTAATCGTGTCAACCCATTGGCATAAAACTTCTGTGCGCACAATATCTGGAGGATCGTTAATAACTGCTTTTAAATTGTCTGGATGGATTGTTATGCCCAAAGATGGATTGGCTTGAGCGAACGCTTCCCAGTTCGGCTCACCCGACGGAAGGGTGATAGGAGTGTTTGGTTCTGCACTCCATTCAAACCAACCAATATCATCATTTGCACCTCCAGCAGCTGCTAATGCTCTGGATCGTAATGAGTTTAATACAATCGAATGCTGATCTCCTGCATTTGAATAGATCCAGGTTTGCGGATTCTTTGCAGCCATCATTGTGTATCGCATAGATGACCAAGCATCTTGATCTTTGTATTCTCTTAATTCATCCATGTGGATTGTTTCAGGCTTGCTAATACCACGTGATGCGTTATTGCTTGCCTTAATAACAATACGTCGATTACCCTTTAACTCTAATTCTTCTGCACCATGTTGCCATCGGATCTTTTTGACCTCGGATGCAAGTTTGTCATTCTCTTCAATTAGGGCAATTATCTGTCGAAAGGTTTCAAGTGAGGTTGTAAGTCTGTGAGCGGATGCAAGCTGTAACCCTTCGCCCCATACGTAAGCACCAGTCAACATGCGAAGCATCATGAATGTACTTTTGCCATTCTGCCTAGCGATTACAAGTCCATTTTCAGAATGATGCCAGCGACCATCTGGCTTGATCTTGTGCCCATGAATCGCCACAAACTTCTGCCATTCCATAAGCGGTATGCCTATCTCAGCTGCAAAGTCGATCATCTCTTGACCTTTAGACGGCAGATCGTTGAGTTTGGAGTGAATACGTGGAGTTGCCACACCTCCTATTTTCGATTGAGCCTGATCTAAAGCGATCTGGTCTGATTCAAGCATGTTTAATCTGATTCAAAAGGATCGTGCCCGATCGAGGTGTTTCGTCGGTTAGAAAGATCAAT